CACGGTGCTTGGTGTGTCCGTTTCACTTTATTCAGACGCCTATCTTGACGAAATTATCAACACCAGTGAAGCGGTCATTTTGCCAATGCTGGTTGCAAATACTTCAGCAATCAACGCTTACAAATTAGATTCCAACGTTGCTTATTTCTACACCCAGCGCGAACATCATTTTGTGACTGGTCAATCCGTCATTGTGACTGGTTTGCCAGCACCCTTTACCGCAACCCACGTCGTTGTTGATTCTTACGATTACTATTTTACCGCAGCACTCACTTCAACCAACGTGACTTTGCGCGACATAATCCCAACAGGCACGGCGACACTTTCAGGCTATTCCGCAGCTGATATTTACGCCACAAGTGCGCCAATTGAATCAGCAGTGCTTGCAGTCAGCGTTGAGGTGTTTCAATCACGCGTTGCAGCAGGCGGTCAGATTGAAGGCGTTGACTTTGCTAGCACGCCTTACCGTATGGGGCGCAGTTTGACCAACCGTGTGTCCACATTGCTCATGCCATTTTTAGACGTCGAAACGGTCTGCCAGTAATGCCAGCCAACGCCGTCGCTGATACCCGCGCAGCCTTAGCCACCGCATTTTCTTCACTTGCGGCAACTTGCTATGCGTCAGTACCTGAATCACCAATTCCACCAGCAATCGTCATTGTGCCCGATTCGCCTTACATGGAAGTTGTGTTGATTGGCAAGGCTTCAACCAAAGTCAAAATCAACTTTGCAATTACTGCCATTGTGGCTTCAAATAGCAATGCTGGTTCGCTAGATAATCTAGAAAAACTCATAATCGGAATTCTTGCGGCAATGCCCGCAGGATACGTTGTTGGCGTTGTTGAAAAGCCAACAGTGTTGGAAGTAGGCCAAAGTCCAATGCTGGTTGCTGACATTAACGTTTCGACGTACTACACACAAACTACTTAAAAGGAGATAACGTGCCAACAACGATCATCACGGGTCGCGATTTAATCTTGACGATCGCGACCGTTAACTACGACGCGCAGGCGACCAGCGTGGTTCTAAGCAATGCACCAACAGTCACCACCTATCAGACACTTGACGGCAAGGCTTACAAGCACATTGACGACCAGTGGACTTTAGATGTAGAAATGCTTGCAGACTGGGGCGCGGCTTCATCACTTTGCGAAGCACTTTGGACTGCATGGGAAAGCGCACCAAATACAGTTTTGGCGGTTTCATTAACTGCTGCAACTGGTGCGGTCTTCACTTGCAACGTCATGCCAGTTGTTCCGTCAATCGGCGGTGCAGCACCTGACGCACAGACAGTTTCACTATCATTCGTGGTAGTAGGAAATCCAAGCGAAACGTTCTAAACCTAACAATCGGGAGACAAAATGAAACTACCAATCACAATTGAATACACCAACGGCGATCAGATAACTTACACGGCTGCACCGCCTGAGTGGGTTAAATGGGAAAAGCACACTGGCAACACCATTGCACAGGCACAGGAAAAAATCGGAATATCCGATTTGGTATTCCTTGCATATCACGCCATGAAACGTGAGGCAGCGGGCAAGCCAGTGAAACCGATTGACATTTGGACTGAAACAATTTCTGAAGTCATTGTCGGTGAAGCAAACCCAAAAGTTACCCAGTCGGAAGCCTTGCCAGAGTAGTTTGGGAGTTAGCCCTAGCAACAGGGTTATCGCCCAGCGAATTCGAAGCAGCTGAAGACATTCTGACAGTGTTGGAAATCTTGGAAGGACGGGCAAATGGCAAGTGACGCAATCGCTTACGACAAGGCTGAATTGCGTGCCATTGTCCGTTCCTTCAAAGCCATGGACGACGAAGCAATCGCCCAAGCAAAACAACAGACTTCAAAACTTGCTGATTGGGTTCGTGGCAAAATCATTGACGCAGCGGGACGTTCTAGGAATTTGCTGGACGATCGTGTGGCACAAGGTTCAAAGGTTTCCAAGTCTTCAAAGATTGGTGAAATGAGTTTCGGATTTGCAGGTCAAAAACTAAGCGGTGGGGGCACGACGCAACAACTTTGGGGCGGTGCTGAATTTGGTTCAAACCGTTTGAAACAATTTCCAGTGTGGTCAGGTCGTGAAGGTCGTGGTTCGCGCGGTTGGTTTATATATCCAACGCTACGCAGTGCCCAGCCTGAAATTGTCCGTCGCTGGGAAGAATCGTTTTCTAAGATAGTGAAGGAGTATGACTAATGGCTGGTAGTCGCACGCTTAAACTTTCCATTCTTGGTGACGTTGACAATCTCAACAAATCGCTGAAATCTGCAACCCAAGACGTTGACACATTTGGCGACAAGATTGGCAAGACTGGCAAAATGATTGGCGCGGCGTTTGTCGCTGCTGCCGCTGCTGCTGGTGCTTATGCCGTCAAAATAGGCATTGAAGGCGTCAAGGCAGCCGTTGAAGACGAAAAGGCACAGACACAACTTGCCCTTGCCTTGGAGAACGCCACAGGGGCAACCAAGGGGCAAATTGCGGCCACCGAACAATCCATTCTTAAAATGTCACTTGCCACTGGTGTGGCTGACGATCAGTTGCGACCAGCCTTGGGTCGCTTGGTGCGTTCAACTGGGGACATTACAAAGGCACAAGATTTACTTACAAACGCGCTGGACATTGCAACTGCCACAGGCAAGCCACTGGAAACGGTTGCAAACGCGCTGGGCAAGGCTTATGACGGCAACAGTGCTGCCTTGGGCAAATTGGGAATCGGTCTTTCAGCTGCTGAATTGAAGACCATGAGTTTTACAGAAGTGCAAGGTCGCCTTACAGATTTATTCGGCGGCGCAGCAGCGCGTAACGCAGACACTTATGCTGGACGCATTGCCCGTATGCAGGTGGCATTTGACGAAGCCAAAGAGACAATTGGTTTTGCATTGTTGCCAATACTTGAAAAAGTTATTAACTTTATTAACCAAAACGCATTGCCAGCAATTAACGCATTTTCAAAGGCTTTCAGTCTTGACGGCAACGGACTTGGTGGAACAATCACAACCGTTGGCAACATTATGAGTTCAGTCTTTACGCCAATTATTAACGGCTTAGTAACAGCATTTGGATACGTTAAACAGGCAATTGGCGACAACCTTGAAACCTTCAAAGTGTTCGGCGCATATATTGCAACTTACCTTGCACCAGTAATCGGCACGGTTTTAGGCGGGGCGTTACAGGTTGCAGGCAAAATCGCTGGGGGTGTCATTAACATCATTGCTGGCGTAGTCCAAGTTCTGAATGGTTTAATTGCAGGCGCGGTTGCAGGAATTAACGCCTTGATCAGTGCTTACAATTCAATTCCATTTTTGCCCAACGTTTCCAAAATTTCTGCACCAAGTGTAAAAGTTCCAACCATTTCAGTGCCGACAGGTTCAACCGCTTCCATTCCTTCAGTCCCAACAATTAAACTTCCAAGTAGTGCAGGAAGCACTGGCACAAGCGGCGGTGGTATTGCCGCAGCAGCAAAGGCAGGCGCAGGCGTTGCAGCTACGGTTGCAGGTGGCGGAATCACGGATTCACAAAACACCGCCCGCTTAATCGCTGCTGGTGGTGCATTTACTGATTCACAAAACGCAGCACGTATCAGCATTACAGTTAACGGTGCAATTGACAAAGAAGGCACTGCCCGCACAATTGTTGAGACTTTAAACAATTCGTACTATCGGGGCACTGGTGGTGCAACCGCGCTTGTGACAATCTAATGACGCAATGGAATCCCATTTGGCAGGTTGAAATTGACGGCGTTGAATACACTGACGCAGTTTTGGCAAACTTGGTCATTCGTAGTGGTCGGACAAATATCTATGAGCAAGCACAGGCGGGTTACGTCAATCTTCAGTTGATTGACCTTGCACAAACAATTGTCCCAGTGGTAATCAACTCAACAATCAGTGTTTCGGTCAAGGACACGGCAGGCACATTTATTGCAATTTTTGGTGGCAATGTCGTGGATATTGGCTTGGAAGTGCGTGAAGTAGGTTCGACAACTTTCACGCAGACTTATTTAATCACTGCGCTTGGTGCGTTGGCGCGCTTGCCAAAGTCGTTGACCAACGGCGTACTTTCCAAAGATTTTGACGGCAATCAAATTTACACAATCCTTTCAGATTTACTTTTAAACACTTGGGCTGAAGTGCCCGGGGCATTGACTTGGGCAACCTACGACCCAACAACTACTTGGGCAACGGCTGAAAACATAGGACTTGGAGAAATTGACCAACCTGGGGATTACGAATTGGCAGCACGATCTTCAGACCGCACTGACGTTTATTCGCTGGTTTCAGCACTTGCCACTTCAGGTCTTGGTTATATTTATGAGGACGCGCAAGGTCGCATTTCATACGCTGACGCAACCCACCGCAGCCAATATCTTGCTGCCAATGGCTACGTTCAACTTACGGCAAACCAAGCCCGTGCGGCTGGATTACGCACTGAAACCCGTGCAGGCGACGTACGCAATGACCTAACAATTAAGTACGGTGCGACAAGTAGTGCAGAAAAATCTGCCAGCGACGCTACTTCAATTCTTACTTATGGCACACTTGCACAAATTATTACAACAACACTTCACAATGCCACCGACGCTGAAGACCAAGCGGATTTCTATTTGGCATTGCGAAAGGACCCACAGGCGATTTTTAGTGAAATTACGTTTGACCTGACAAATCCTGAATTGGACAACGCCGACCGTGACGACCTGATTGGCGTGTTCATGGGGCAACCCGTGGCAATCAACGACCTACCCGCCAACATGGGTTCAATTTTCCAAGGATTTGTTGAAGGTTGGTCGTTTCAGGCTTCATACAACCAAGTTTCGGTTTCCTTGATTGTGTCACCAGTGGCGTATTCGTTGCAGGCACTTGAATGGGACGAAATTTCTAACACATTTACTTGGTCGGGCGTGTCGCCAACGCTTGACTGGGCACGTGCAACAATTATCACTTAACAAGGAGACAACTTATGACAAACCCGACGAATCCGTTTAACTGGCAAATGCCGACGGCGAGTGACCTTGTAACGGATTTACCAGCAGACTTTGAAGTTTTTGGTCAAGCCGTTGCAACTTCAATGGCTGATCTACTTGGTGGCACAACTGGTCAGGTACTTTCAAAGACTTCAAACACGGACATGGATTTCACATGGGTGACCAGTGATGACGCAAACGCAATTCAAAATTCAATCGTTGACGCTAAGGGCGACTTAATTGCAGCAACTGCAAATGACACGCCCGCACGCCTAGCAGTGGGAACAAACGGTCACGTTTTAACTGCGGATTCAACCGCCGCAACAGGTATCAAATGGGCTGCACCAGCCGGCGGTGGAAAAGTTTTGCAGGTTGTAAATGCAACTTATGGTGTAGCAGTATCCAACAGCACAAGCACTTATGCAGACACAGGACTTACAGCAACAATCACGCCATCATCTGCATCAAGCAAAATCTTGGTTCTTTTCCAGCAAAATGGATTGAATAAAAGTGCTGCTAATGTTTCAAGTCGTGT